TTGGCTGGCAGCGTAAAACTGCTTAGCCTTTATCTCAAATTTTAACGAACTATTGATTCCGTTGTATAATGTGCGAAATTCCCAAATTTCAGATTTCTCCAATTTCTTAAATAGCTCAATGTTTTTCTCTCCACCAGACACTCTCCACATATTGTATAGCACTTTCTTATGCGCATTTTGAGGAATGTTGTCGAGGAATTTTTTCGCCTCGTCTAATAATATGAGTTGGAATGCTGCCATCGTTATCGTTTGTTTTCAACACTGCAAAGATACAGAAAAGTTTACAAAATAGCAAACTTTTTCGCCGCAAAATCATTGTTCATCCGCTTATTTTTTGGTGTGTTTTTCTTTGTTTTTATTCATATAGACGGCGTGCCAACAGCACTATCACAAGAAGTCTTTTCTTCATAGTTAGTTGTGTTTTTAATCGTTTTGTACTTTTTCCCTTTGCCGAGCAACATCCACACTGGCGATATGCCATATATAGTAATCAACGGCATTATCCATGCAATCTCAAAAAATCCTCGCTGTGGATCTTTTCGTTGCGCGTAATAATGACTATTCTCGATTTTCGCTGTATTGCAATACCCAGCGACTCCGCCGATAATCACTCCACTTGCGACAAGCTCGGTGACGGTATCGAAAAATCTGCGTTGCACATCAAGTGTCGCTTGCTGATACACTCTCCGTCTACTCATTGGCGGTGGTGTCATTATAATACACATCATCAAGAGCAGCAAGAACGGCATATTCGTCCTTTGCTGACTGCCCTATAATTTCTTTTCGATCGATAGCAAACTGGGTTTGCAGACGGAGTTGGCGCAGTTCGTTCAAGTCGATATTGCGATGTTTCGCAAACTTAGCCAATGTTTGGATAATATGTATATACATAGGTTTATTTACTGAGAGCATCTATAATAGCAATGATAAAAAGAAGAATAATTAAACCGATCACAATCGGCCATCCAATTTTAGAAAACACATCATCATTCTCCGATATTGATTCCGTTATTTTCGTGGCATCTGTATTTACAGACGAAGCCGAAGCAGATTCTTGCGACTGCTCTGCGCTTGTTTCCTTTTTAAGTGATGCTTTATTTTTCTTCGTCAACTCCTCCATGAGCCGCGACATTCGGTTTATGTCGGCTGCCATTTGGAAAAATTTCACATAAAAAACAATAGCAAAAACAAGGGCGATGATGCCCGCTAAAACTGATATTCCTACCATAAAATTATATATTGGTTAATAATTTTCAGCGAACATTGATAAAATAGATTCGACAAGGAAGAGTAGCGGCAAAAGCGTTGCCCAAAACGGAACATCTTTGTCAATACCCGATGGATCTTTCAAATCAAATCTATCCAGTTTGTTCGTTGTTTTTTTTCTTCTCATTATCTCTCTCCCATCTAAATTCTCTACATCGCGACTCTCATGCTGGACAATCGTCGCAGACGACACGCATATTTCTTGTTTGACAAAATGGGGCAAGGTGGATTATCCGACACCCTGCCTGTGTGATAGGGAGTTCCCTTGCATTGCGTCCCAGCGTTCAATAAGTCGAGCGAGATTATCAGAGTTTTGTTTGTTCGCTTCAGCGTTGATTTCGGCAACTCTCGTCTGTCTATCGCCTTGCTCAATCAGTCTCTCCATCATCGTCAATAGTCGGTCAAGTGTATTATCCGTATTACCTTGCCGACTCACATCCTCGAGCGGTACTGCATCCCTTGGAGCGACACCCTCGGTCGGCTTCAGCATCTCGCCTTCACCTGTGAGAAGCCACTGTAAATTGACTCCGGGCATATAAGATAGTATCTTATGTTGCATGCTTGGTGATAGGCTCTTGGTTTTTCCACTCAGCAAGTCATATATCGCCTGTGGTGTTGAGCAACCAATTGCTCGCGCAAACGACGGGGCGTTTAACTTACTTTCCTCCAGTAATTTATCTATGCGATAACTCAGTATCTCGTTTTCCATCTTGTTAAAAAATCTTAATAATAGGATAAAAACAAGATAGCATCTTGTATAATCTAAGATTCTATCTTATCTTTGCAATGTGCAAATAACATAAGCACGGCGCAAATGTAATTATTAAACTGCAAAACGACAAAAAATTATGAAAAAAACAACGATTATGGCAAAAATTATAAAAACAGACGGAACAATCGTGGAAGTCACTCCACAGAACGGAACAGACTTTCAACTTGAAGAACTTCAGAAAATCGTCGGAGGATATATTGAAGTGTTGCGCCTTACGGACAACGAAATTATGGTAGCAAACGAGGAAGGAAAGTTCTATTGCACTTACAATCACGAAGCGACGCAGATAGCCAAAGAGTATGAGGCAATCTACAAAAGCGATTACATCTGTGGAGATGTCCTTATATGCAATGACGACGAAGTAAGATAAGCTGGCAAGGGTGGTTGCTCTTGAACTCAAAGAGCAACTATTACAAGTCAAGAAAAACATAAATACATAAATATAAATATAGCAAAAAATGAGAATGACATTAAAGAAATTTTATTTAGGGCTTAGTCCTCGCTCGCCAAGACGAGAACTTGTTGAGCAGCTTGCCAAAGCCACAAAGAAGAGTGAAATGACCGTTCGAGGGTGGCTTACGGAGAGATCCGCTCCCGACAAACTGACACAGAAAGTCATTGAAGATACGGTTGGAATCCCAGCAAGCGAATTATTCCCAACTAAAAACGAAGAACAATGAACGATGATTTCTTTTCAGCCGCTACGACTCTGATGACGATTTTAATGACAATAATAGGCATAGCACTACTTATTGCAGCAGCATTCAACGGCTCTATAATCGCCGTTATCATGGGCATCGCTGGACTTGCCTACCCTTTTTACTACATAACCGAGAAAGAAAATGGATATAACGAACAGCATCGCGATTCTGACGAAGAAAATTGAATCGCTCGAGGCGCTGATTTGCGCCAACTCAAAAAAGGAACTAATGACGCTTGAAGATGTCGTCGCATACACAGGCTACCGACGTTCATCATTGCTAACGCTTGTCTGCCACAGAGAAATACCTGTATATAAGCCACGTGGTGGGAAACTGGTCTTTAAGCGCAGCGAAATCGACGAATGGATATTTCGCAACCGTCAACGCACGAATGAAGAACTAAGAGCGGAGGCAAACACGTATTGCTTAACTCACAGATAAATAATTTTCAAAATCTTTTTTTTAAATGAAAGAAATAATCCTAACCAAATTATCACTCACCAATTTCAAAGGTATTCGCTCCCTTGAAATTAATTTCGGTAAAAAGACAGACATTCGCGGCGCGAATGCCAGCGGAAAAACGACGGTGTTTGACGCGTTCAGATGGTTGCTGTTCGGGAAATCAAGTGACGATCGCAAAGATTTCGGCATTAAGACCTACGACGAGCAAGGCAATGTGATTCCACGCATTCCGCACGAAGTCACAGGTGTTTTACGTGTCGATGGCGAAGAAATCACGCTCCGCAAATGTCTTGTAGAGAAATGGACGAAGAAGCGTGGCAGTGCAGAGGAAACATATTCGGGAAACCTATTGGAATGCTATTGGAATGACGTGCCTACATCTGTGACTGAATATAACGCTAAAATCAGCGGTATCTGCGACGAGCAACTATTCAAGCTCATCACTAATCCGTGGTATTTCACCGCGCAGAAAAAAGACGTACAGCGAGCAATGCTGTTTGACCTCGCTGGCAATATCGACGAAGAAGACATCGTTGGTGGAAATGAAGATTTCGCCGCGTTACTCCGCAATCTGACAGGCAAAACGCTTGACGAATACAAGCGTGAAATCGTTGCCAAAAAACGCAGAGTCAAAGATAGCGTCGAGAGTATTCCAGCGCGAATCGATGAGTGTAATCGGTCAATGCCCGAGGCGCGCGATTGGGATGCTATAGAGCAAGAAATCGACAAGCTACAAAGTGAAGTAAGCGCGATTGATACTGAAATCGCCGATATAAACAAAGCAAACGAGATGCGTTTAATCGACGTTTCGAAAATGAAGCAAGACTACATCCAGAAGGCGAGTGCCAAAGCGGATGCCGAGAACGAGATTATAAACAATGCGCACCGCGAATATTACGACAAGAAGCACGCTTATGAGGCTGTACAGGCGCAAGTGAAAACGCTCCGCAACGAGCGTCAATTGATGTCGATAACGATTCCGCGCCTTGAACACGATTTACAGACGCTGAAGACACGTCACGCTGAATTACTCAATGAGTGGTATGCACTGAAGAACGAGCAGTTCGTGGCGCCCGACCGTGATATGTTTGTTTGCCCAACTTGCGGACAGAAACTTAAAGCTGACGATATTGATGCTCGTATAGAGCAGATGCGTAATGCGTTCAACTCGGATCACGCCGACAAACTCGAGAACAACAAACACAAAGGACTCGAAAACAAAGCCGCAATCATCGCCAAAGAATCCGAACTGAAGAGCGCGAACGACAAGGTATTTGCCTACGACGCAGATATTGCTGAGATAGAAAACTCTGACAGATTCCGAGTTGAACCGATAGAACCAGACTACCAACGTATCGTTGCCGAACAAGCGGACATCAAGGCAATGCGCGAAGATCTGCAAGCATTAAGCGACAGAATCCGCGCAAAAGAGGCAGAGGCTGGCATTGTAGATACCGATGCGCTGTATAAGCGCAAACAGGGATTACTCAGCAAAATTGCCGAACTTAAAACGCAGATGCAAGTCCGTGACATTATCGGCAGAACGCTAAAGCGTATCGCCGAACTCGAGGACGAATACCGCACCCAACAAAACGCTCTCGCCGAGCTTGAAAAAACAGAATATACAATTCAGCAATTCCGCAAGGCACAAATCGAACACATAGAAGAACGCATAAACGGAATGTTTGAAATCGTCAAATTCAGAATGTTTGAAAAACAAGTCAATGGCGGAGAAGTAGAAACCTGTGAAGCGATGGTGAATGGTGTACCTTTCTCGGATTTGAACAACGCAATGAAGGTCAATGCTGGAATAGACATTATCAACACCATTTGTAGAGAGAAAAAATGTTCCGCTCCGATTGTGATTGACAACCGAGAAAGCGTTACCAGCATTTTGCCTGCTCAATCACAGATTATCAACCTAATCGTGGACTCTCAATGCTCCACACTTAAAATTGAAAGAGATGAAAAGTATCAATAAACCATATCCGCCCTTGCCACGGAAACGGAAAAAGAATCAACCACAGAGTGGCGCATTCATTTTTATTTACCAAAACAACGAAGACTAATCGAATTAAACAAAACAGAAATGGAAAAGAAAGACGAGAAAACCAGCATCCAAAAGTTTGAGAACATCAGCGAACAAGTATTGTCGCGAATCGAACAATTCCAAAAAGAAGGCAGCATGATTCTACCGAAAAACTACTCTGTCGAGAACCACATGAAGAGTGCGTGGCTTGCGCTTCAAGAAGTCGAAGATAAGGAGCATCACAAAGCGTTGCAGATATGCACAAAAGAGTCCATTGCAAACAGCCTTCTTGATATGGTCTTGCAAGGATTGAGCGTGTCAAAGAATCAAGGATATTTCATCGTGTACGGGAACAAACTGGTATTCAAACGCAGTTATTTCGGCACAATCGCACTTGCCAAACGCGCGGGCAGAATGGTGTCCGAACCTGTTGCTAATGTCATTTATGAAGGAGACGATTTTCAGTATGAGATTGATCCAAAGACTGCGAAAGTGGCAATCATTAAACACTCGCAGAAACTCGAGAACATTGACAATTCCAAAATAAAGGGAGCATACGCACTTGTGACGCTTGCAGACGGAACGACGCAAGTCACCATTATGTCTATGCAGCAGATACGAGCAGCGTGGGGACAAGGCGCTACAAAAGGCAACAGTCCAGCACATAAGAATTTCGCCGAAGAGATGGCGAAAAAAACTGTCATAGGACGTGCGTGCAAGGTGATAATCAACTCATCTGGCGATGCGTGGCTGTACGATGGCAAAGAAGACGATGCTGATAGCGATAAGGCATCTATACAACGTGACGCCGCACAGCATAGCGATGTGCAGATAATAGATACTACGGCGGTTGAATTTGATGATGTTTCCGAAACATCATCAAGCACTGATACTTCTCAGGCACAAGAACCAGCATCAGAAGAAGCGCCGTATTAATTACCGACAAAGCAGAATATCATCATTTAATCATTTTTGTATATGAAACTGAAAATCCTCGGAAGTTCGTCAAACGGCAATTGCTATGTCCTTGAAACAAGGAATGAGTCATTGATAATTGAGTGCGGAGTTCGTCTGTCAAGAATCAAGCGCGCGCTTGGTTGGCGATTAAGCAATGTTGTGGGAGCGTTCATCACGCATAGTCACAATGATCACGCGGGACACGCGACTTCTTTGGCGACTTCTGGGGTGACAGTTTTTGCATCTGCCGACACACTCCGTGCAAAGGGACTTTTTGGAAAGCCTTTCACTCGAGAGATCCGAGCGCGGCACGGCTATGCCGTTGGCGGATTCAGAGTGATTCCGTTAGATGTCAAACACGACGTGCCATGCTTTGCATTCATCATCGGACACGCAGAGATAGGCAAAATGCTTTTTGTCACTGATACAATTGCATTCCCGTATGTTATTGACGGCTTGAATACGATATTAATCGAGGCGAATTATTCGGACGAGATATTGCAAGAAAACATTGTGAGCGGGCTTATGCAAGAAGCTATGCGCCCAAGGCTTATGAACTCTCACATGGAATTATCGGAAACACTTCGTACCCTTGGCCGACAAGACTTGTCGGAATGCAGCAGTATTGTACTTGTGCATCTGTCAGCCATGAACTCAGATGCTGCGATGTTTGCGAAACAAGTTAGAGAACACACTGGCAAGCCTGTGTATATCGCATCATCGGGGAAAGAAATTGACATATCCAAAAAACCATATTAGTTATGCAACAAATTCCTAACGATATGAGAGATACGATTATTCGGTGCGCACGCATTGTCATCGGTTCTATACCGACAGAGCTGATTGCCATCAAGCCACGACTTGCTAACGCCGTGCGATTGCTAACTAAAGAGATAAACAAACTCGAAAAAATGAAGAATTATGAATGAATTTACTTTTCGCAAGGAATGGTATGACGCTATAGAATGTATCGATGAAGAATATCAATTAGATGCTATCTGTGCAATTGCCAATTATGCGTTTTTCGGATCTGAACCAGAGTGGGACTTACCACAGGAAATCCGAGTGCTTCTCGCTGTGGCAAAACCATCAATCGACGCTGAGTGTAACGAGAAAAAAGCATAGAGTATGGAACGAGAAACTTTCATTTTCTATCGGTCGTTTCGGGATGCTTTTAACGCTTTAGATAAAGACGTTCGGCTACGTATGTACGAAGCGGTTATCAATTACGGATTAGACCTTATTGAACCTCATTTTGAAGGCATTGAAAAAGTCTTGTGGACGCTTATTCGCCCACAGCTTGAAGCAAACAACAAACGCTTTGAAAATGGGTGCAAAGGGGGCGCGCCAATGGGTAATCAAAACGCCCGAAAACAACCAAAAAACAACCGAGAAACAACCAAAAAACAACCGAGAAACAACCAAAAACAACCTAATAACAATAACAATAACAATAACAATAACAATAACAATGAGAATGTAAATGATATTAGAACTTTAAAAACAAGTTTTAAAGTTTCGTCATTTGGCGCAAATGACGCGCCAGCAGACCCCAAAATAGATTTTGAGAAAATAAAGGGATTGTGGAATGACGAAGCGCATAAGAATCATTCACTGATGCCGACGCTTCGAAGCATGCAGAAGCAAAGACAAAAGCAGATAGCTGCACGCATTCGCGAGTATGGCGAAGAAGTGTTTTTCGACGCAATGAAGAAAGCGGTTGCGAGTGATTTTCTGAATGGCAAGAACCGCCGAGGCTGGATTGCTTCTTTCGACTGGTTTGTGAAACCGACGAATTTCGCAAAGGTTGTAGATGGCAACTACAACGACAGCGCACGAAAAGTGCGAACCGAGAAAGCCGACCAGCGCGAACAGCAAGAAGCAACCGACCAAGCTCACGATGCCGAAGTCGAAGAATTTCGATCACTGCTGAAACGCTTCGGAATTTCGGCAACGGAATACCTCAAATGCAAAGATCTGTTCGACGGAAACCACACGGACGAAGAGATTCGGAGAGAAATTCAAAATAAGCGCGTTTGACGCAGTTTTATATCCGAGATAATAAAATATATATCTGACGAGAGAAAATGCAACAGGCGCAAAGGAAACAAGCAAAATAGCGCTTCTCATCCATATTCTGATGACCGAAAATAAAGATCTCGGTCACGACATATATATGGCTGCTTGCATCTATGCACACAGGCACATTACAGCAGAGGAGCGCGACGCGATAAATGCAGTTATATCCGCAGCCGTTGAAGAGCGCAAAGAACCGAAAGGAGGCGAGAAATGAGGTACAGAATAAGACCAAGAATCTATGCGTGCTTCACGCATAGCGACCGACTGCCGATCGTGCAGTCAAGCATCACTACTTATGCGCTGCAGGTGAGAAAATGGTACGGCTGGGTGACTGTCAAGGAATACGACGAAGGCTCCGACTCAGATTTCGCCCTCAGCCAAGCGGAAGAACTTTTAGAATTTCTAAATCAATAAAAAAATGAAAAAGTACATTATAAAAAACGCGGATGGAAGCGAACAGACTGTTATGCAAGCCGTCCACGAATCACGTGAAGAAGCTGGAAGAGTGTTGATGAGATACCTCAGCTACCACAATGAGAATTGGGACGTTGACAGTCATTTGTCACCGTTTGATTTCATTCTTGAAGAAGTTGAATGCAAGGATGTGAACGAAGTAATCACAGACTTTGAAAGTGCAAGGAAAGCACTTGGCATCAAGCCGAACGCGGACTTTACCGTTGCAAAGAAGATTCTTTCCGGAAACGTTGTCCAACTTGAAGATGTCGCAAGACTTGTGACCGACATCAACCCCAAGCACATTGAAGCGTTGATTGCCTTAAACAAGTTGTTCACCATCGCACAGGCATGGAACAAGGAAGATGGATTTGTACCCGATTTCTCGGATTGGGAACAAGACAAGTGGTTTCCTTGGTTCGTGTATGACAAGGATGCTGCGGGGTTCGTGTGCGCGTATACGAATGCCGCGCGTACGCATGCGCTTGCGGCTGTCGGTTCTCGGCTTTGCTTCAAGACATCCGCGCGTGCTAAGCAATTTGGTAAGCAATTTGAAGACCTTTACAACATGGTCTTTTTGTAAGAACTAAAGCAAAAGAAAAATAAGATATTATGAGAAGAATTAACAAAGACGATTGCAGAAATGCAGCAAATAGATTATCAGAAATTGCTTTTGATAAGGAGATAGAGGAAATTGGCGAGGAGTTAAGGTTATTGGTGATAAGCTGGTAAACGCTTATATTCCGAAACCATTAATAGCTCTATCAAAGGAATATCCAGATTTGTTTATCGACAAGAAATGTATTATTACAGTTCGCACAGAACAAGAAAGATATTGGACAGATACAATCTATGTTCCGTCTAACATCATAAATCCTTTGGGTGAACGTAAGGTATTCTTTATTGACAATAAAACTTACAAGGAATTGAAAAGCCTTGTAGACAAAAGAAGAAATCTATCTAATCGTAAGCAAAAATACAAGGAAGATGTAACAGCAGCACATTGGGTTTTGAGAACGAAACAAAAGATTGAAGAGAGTTTTCCTGAAGCCTTGCCGTATTTAGATTTTGATGACGGTAAAACTAATTTGCCTGTTCCGAAGTATGAAGAATTAAGAAATTTGTTGAAAAAATAGATAGCAATGTACAGCTTAGATATTGTTGATGATAAACATAACCATGCTTTTATAAATATAGAGGCAAATGAAGGGTATGTTTTGATTTCTGCGTATGAAGATGGAAAAATAGCGAGAAGCCTATTCTACATAGATAAACAACGTTTAGAATCGCTTATAAAAGCACTCTCTGCAGTAAAATTACTATTAAAATGATAAAGCAATACAGGATGTGGCTCCTCCGCCAGCGGAGGCGGAGGGCGCAGAGAAGAAATGAAGAAGTGTGCGCGAGCCTGTCCGTCAGACTTATCGACGGCTCGCTATATATCGCCTACGGATGCACGCTTATCCACAAGTTTTCAACCGACAATTCAGTCGGCGAAGTTGTTAATAAAATTAACGAGATAAGGAGAATGAATCTATGATATTGGCAAAAGTTGAGATAAATATAGAGGATGCGTTTGGCAGTCTGACATCAACAGAAAAAATGGTTTTTGCCAAATATGTATTTGAAAATTTATCAGAGTTTAATCGCAAAATTTTATTGTCTTACATCGCGGCTAATTGCCCCGATTTGGTTCAATTCTTTAAAGAGTATTAAGGAGGATGAAAATATGACAAACGAAACTGGAATGGATATTTTTAAGGCGTTCAGCGACCTGCCACGGATGGACAAAGAGGACTTTGCGAGATACGTAGTCAACAACTTGGCGAACAGAAGCCGAGAAAGACTTCTGTTCTACCTTGCCGCTGACTTCCTCGAATTTATTCAAGGCAATAACGATTTTACGACAAAGCAAATTAAGAAGCTGGTAAGTCTTGGCATTAATCTTGGCAAGGAATGGACGTTGCAGAACCTTTTGGATCGTCTGCCTTTGTGTGTGGACAGAGTGCTGCAGATAAAATGGGTTCGGGTTGACAATCCAAACGAAGAATATGAAGAATGCTTGGACAGCGACGGAGGTTATCCGAACATATCTGGACATTTGACCATATCTGTGCAGTATGGACGATGGGTGTTCGACTTCGACAAGGAGGGAATCAACGGTCGCAAGCCACAAGATACCAGCTTTACAGAGGCGGCAATCAAGATGGCGGAATTTTGTATTGAGAACGAAATAATATGATGAATTTATGAGAAAAGAGATTAAGAGCGTGTTGGAGAAGCTCGCAGGCGAAGCATTTGAATATCGCGAATATTTCAAGAAGCCGTTTGTCTACGGCGAATGGATTGTCGCAACGGACGGATATTCTTTGATACGAGTTAAGTCGCAAGGAAACAACAGCGGCTACTCGCCGCTAATTAAGCAAATTGATGTTGATCATTATTTTCCCTCTAAGACTTGCAATTGCTTGGTGGACATCGAGCAATTGCAAGAAAAACTGAAGAGCAAAAAATTCACCGATTGGGGAGACTTTTTGATCGTTTGCGAAGAGTGTGGAGATGTTGGAAAGGTCTGGTGTACATACACTGACAGACTTGGAAATGATTATAAGATTTCAGGAGTATGTCCAATATGTGGCGGAGACGGTCTTACTGAGCGAAAAGGCGTGGTTAAGATTGCCGACGCAATCGTCAAACCGAAATATCTGCTTCTCTTGTGCGAGTTGGCAAAAGCGACAGACGGAAGAGTTTTGCTGCTGAATAGAGGCGGTGCAGAGCGACAACACTTATATCTCCAGATAAACGAAGACATGGAGATGATTATAATGCAGGTGCGTCCGTCGGTTGCTCGGCAAGAGGAATTACTTTTTGAATTTAAAATTGATTGAAGAAAATGGAACAGAAACAAGGAACGCCGATAATCGGCACACACAACACGATGACCTATCTCCGACCGCAGAAGTGGTATGGATGGTTTATGATTCCGTTCGCTCGGTGTCAGCGCAAGACAATTGAGGAACAGTGGTACGATGGCGCACGATGCTTCGACTTGCGCATCCGCTTCACCAAGCAGGGCGAACCTTACTTCGCCCACGGACTTTACGAATGCACACACGAGGTCAAGCTTATCGATGTCTTGGTGCGGTTGGACAGACTGATGATCCGCTACAATCAACCTGCCTTTGTCCGTCTGATTCTCGAAGACCCAGACAAGCAAAACCATAATGTCTTTTACTTCAAGGAGTTCTGCCAAGATTGGAGTAAAGGCAACAAGTTGATGCACCTCTTCGGTGGCAACCGCAAGGGCGACTGGGCGCAGATTGTGGAGTTCGACTACAAGCCGAACCTTACCCAGTATGTAGGCTCCATGATGGAGGACGCTCGATGGTACGAGAAGTTTATGCCGTTCGCCTATGCGTGGAGGCGCAACAAGAAGAATAAGCAGAACCCACAAGGCGATATTGCCATTTACGATTTTATTTAACGTTTATTATTATGACAAAAAAAGAAGTAAGAGATTATTTGCGGACTTACTGCAATATAGACTTAAAAGAGGAATACTGCACGTTGGAGAATGTGTTGAACATGATTCCTAACGTCCAAGATTCAGAGCAGAGTGAAGCATTCGCCCTTAACGTTCCAATTAATGAGCATTGTTTTGATTCTTTAGCAGAGAGCAATTGGCTATCGGGTGATTTGTCTATATCGAGAGATGATGACGGAAACTGGACGCTGGATTGGGATTGGGATGGAATGGTTGGCACTTTGCCCCAGGGCAAAGACCTTATGACTGCCGCACTTTATATGTGTGAGTTCTGTGTCGTCAACGGAATCAGATTGAACATTGAAAAACTTAAAGAATAACATTTAACATTATTAACCTCCCTCTGTCAATTAGGTTAAAGCTCTTGTATCTACGATACTCTCTTCACTATCTTTGTGGTGTCCGAAGGAGTCAGCCGAAAGGCTGTGGATTTAAACAAAAATCGATTCAAAATTTTGTCAGCCGAAAGGCTGTGGATTGAAACGAACTAATTTCTACTATCGTAGATAAAAAAAACTTTAACCCCAGAGGACAACAGTGAGGAAGCATCGGTTTCCTCCCTTTCTTTTTCCCAATGAATATAGCATACAATATTGACTGCATAGAGTATATGCGGACTCTCCCCGACAAGGCTTTTGATTTAGCCATTGTTGATCCTCCTTATGGTCTTAAAGCGAGTGGCGCAGGCATTACAGGAGGCAAGAAGTGCATAAGGGCGTTGAACACAATGCCGATGGAATGGGATATTCCGCCTACGGATGAATATTTCCAGGAGTTGTTCCGCGTGTCGAAGAATCAGATAATTTGCGGTGGAAACTATTTCGATCTTCCTCCTTGCAGATGTTTCGTTGTGTGGGACAAGCGACAGCCGTGGAAAAACTTCTCTGCGTGCGAATACTTGTGGACATCGTTCAAGGCGCCAGCGAAACTATTCAGTCATCTATTCATACAGAAACGTATACACCCAACGCAGAAACCTGTGGCGTTATACGAATATCTCATTAAGACCTTTGCAAAGCAAGGCGACAAGATTCTTGACACGCATTTAGGCAGTGGCTCGTCAAGGATAGCCGCGTATAATCTCGGCTTTGACTTTGTAGGTTGCGAGATTAACAAAGAGTTTTACGACAAACAACAAGAACGATTTATCAACGAATGTCGATGATACTATTTCCCATCAGACTGACGGCAGCGACCGCAAGACGCACTGCCGTGGCTCCAGAGCTGCCACCAAAACCGCTCCAGCCGTGCGAGGTCAGAAACCTCGTGCTTAAACCATTGTTCATTGCACTGCTCACGATCCGTGAGGCGGAAAGGCTCCGCTATTTATGCTTCAACTTCAAGACCAACAACAGAGGAGAACTTATCTACAAGCGTGTCAGTTGCGACCTCGGCAACGCCATTCGTTCTCTCAACAAGGAGTTGACTGGAGGAATGTTCGGTGCGGAACTGCAATTGATGCAGTTCCTCGAATACCGCTTCTTCGAGGACACGAAGAAGGTGTTCTCGCTCCTCCGTCTTAACGTGGAGGAATTTATCCGCTCTCTCAATTACGATGTCGACGATTCCGACATAAACGCACAGAGTGAGGTGGTGCGGTTTCTCTCGCTTATGGCGATTGAGTTTGCCGAGGAGTATACAGAACGCCTTGCAGCCGCGTGTGCGGAAGTGCCGCTGAAGATAACCCCTCCGAGCATAAACAACCTCGTGGCGATACAAAAAGCGTGCATCGCCATCGAGGAGAAGAGCGTAGCAGCACAGGTGAACGAAGTGAACAAACGCAAGCGGGCGGCATTGGAGGCTTGCATTGACGCTGCCATTAGAGAGTTGAAGGGTATCAGCGTGGCACAGGCGGACAAGTTCCGCTGCTGTGGAGTATGCGCCAACTACAGATATGAGGTCGCCGCAAAAGGCAGATGCAAGTGGCCTTCATACAACGCGTCACAGATGCGCCCTGCGTGCAAGCGGTTCGAACGAGTAAACGAGAAAACGGAGCTGTATAACGACTATTCTGCAAAAGGAGTGAATATTAAGTAATATATTATATTTATTTATAAAATAAAAAAAAGACTATGCTAAACAAAGCGCAAGTAATCGGATATGTCGGTAAAGAGCCGAAAATATCCACGACTCAAAACAATGCGAAAATCGCATCATTCAGCATCGCAACGACAGAGAAAAGTTACACAACACAGAATGGAGTGACGATTCCCGAACGCACGGAGTGGCACAATATCGTAGTGTTTGGCAAACTTGCCGATGTTATTGAAAAATATGTGCATAAAGGCTCTCGGATGTACGTCGAAGGAAAAATGCGTACACGGGCGTTTACTGACAAAAACGGAGTGCAGAAAACGATTACCGAGATTAATGTCGATAATTTGGAGATGCTTGATAGTAAACCTACATCGCCGCAGCAGCAGGAAAATAAAAAAGATGATGATTTGCCATTCTGATGAGACATATCGAGAGTAAAATACAGATAGCGTGCAAACGATGGTTTGATTACCAATACCGTCAGTTTGCACCGCTTATGTTTGCTGTGCCTAATGGGGGGCAGCGTGGAAAGTTTGAAGCAAGCATTATGAGAGCAGAAGGTGTGACACCAGGAGTAGCGGATATGATATTGCTTGTATCAAGAAGAGGGTATGGCTCACTCTGCATCGAGTTCAAGACTGCAACGGGCAAACAGTCTGAAAGACAGAAGGAGTGGGAGAAAATAGCGTCAGCGTGTGGGAACAAGTACGTTATCGTGCGCAGTTTGGAGCAGTTTATAAAGACCGTTACAGCTTATTTGGGGTGAAATACCCATTTTTTGGCTCAAATGTACGCTTATTAGGCGGAGTATAAATATCTTTGCAAAAGGTAAAACAAATGTTACATCAAAAAAAATTTTTATATGAAGATTTTGACACAGTTTGACGGATGGGCACTCATCGCACTTTTCTTTGTTGTGATGAGTGCCATCGTGCTTTGTCTGAGAAAGAGAACACAGACTAAAGCAGAATTTTTGGCGGCAGGACATTCTGCCCCATGGTTACTAACAGCCTTTTCGATGGCAGCAACGTGGGTATGGGCGCCTTCCATGTTTACGGCAGCGGAAAAAGCGTACACGCAAGGCTTCGCAGGAATGTTTTGGTTCATCGTCCCGAATGTTCTCACGATGGTATTGTTCGCATTCTTTGCAAACAAGATGCGCAAGCTACGCCCCGATGGTTGGACTTTCAGCGACTATATCCGTGAGACTTACAGCAATAGAGCGCATACTATGTTTCTCGTGGAGAGTTTCGGTTTGCAGATTTGCTCACTTGCTGTTCAGTTGTTGGCAGGCGCAACCATCTTCCACAAGATTACGGGTCTTCCGTTCTTCACCACAACTTTAGTTTTGGCGGTAGTACCATTGCTCTATTCGCTAACTAACGGCATCCGTGGTAGTGTCACCACAGACTTCGCAAAGATGGGCTTTATCGCTCTCGTATTGCTTCTCGGTCTCCCGATTATGACGGCAGATGCAGGTATCGAAACACTTGTCAATGGTCTCGGTGGTATCACGGGCGACTATAGCCAACTGTTCAGCCCGACGGGAATTGCAGTAATGTTGTCTTTTGGTTTACCGACCACAATTGGCTTGCTCTCGGGTACATTTGGAGATCAGATGTTTTGGCAGCGTGTCTTCTGTGTTAAGCCTAATAGAGTGAAGCGCACAATGATTGTAGCAGCTCTCATCTTTGCCATCGTACCGACATCGCTTGCTTGCTTCGGTCTGTTTGCAGCAGGAGCAGGACTTGACATCGCAGATAACCAACTCGTCAATGTTGGAGCAGTTATAGCTTTCTGCCCGAAGTGGTTCTTGTATCTATTCTTCTTGATGATCCTCGCAGGACTTATCTCAACAGTTGATAGTATCTTCTGTGCTGTATCATCGGTTGCAGGACATGATGTTGTTATGCGTCTCTCAAATGGCAAGTCTGACGGAGAGAACGTAACTATCAACGGCAAGACCTATCAGAAGATGTATCAGGTGTTGCTTGCAGGAGACCCGAAGAAACGTTCATATCGTGTTCTTGTCGGTGATTTGTATCGTGATATTCAAAACAGAGATAAAAATAAAAAGTATGGCAGAACGTGACACACAGAATATTGACGAGAGGGTCGCCCGTGAAAAGGAAGACCTTCTCAATGCGCTTTCCAAGAACAGCGGCATCGTGGCATCAGCTTGTCGTGCGTGCAACGTATCACGAATGACATATTACCGATACTATCGAGAAGACCCAGACTTCAAAGAAAAGGCTGACGATGTGAAGGAACTGCAAAAGGACTTTGCCGAAAGCCTTATCTTGAAGAAAATGAAAGAGGGTGATACCACGATGATAATCTTCTATGCAAAAACGCAGATGAAAGACCGTGGCTATACAGAGCGCAGCGAAATTACGGGAAAAGACGGCAAGGATTTAATCAAGAGTTCTGAAATAGACCTTTCCAAGCTGACAGACGAGCAGCGTGAAGTGTTGCTCGGTATCGGACTTGATATTATCAACAAGAAAGAAGAATGATCCAACGATTAGATTATACGAAACTCGCTCTACAAGTCGTAGCGGAGCAGTGCCGTAAAGACTTCTTTTTCTTTGTGAAGACATTTTGGGATGTAATCATCAAGGAAACGCCAGTCTTTAATTGGCACATTCCGTTCTTGTGTGAGGAATTGCAGAAGCTCTCTGTGTCTATTGTGCTAAGAGAGCCAAAGCCGTATGACCTTATCGTGAACATTCCGCCAGGCACAACCAAATCAACCATCGTAACCATTATGTGGCCCGTGTGGTTGTGGACGCAAGACCCGACCATCCGAATAATCACAAACTCTTATTCGGGTGGTCTTTCCATTGAACACGCTACCAAATCAAAGGACATCATTCTATCTGACAAGTTTCAGATACTTTTCCCGAACATACAAATCCGAAAGGACAAATCGGGAAAACAGAACTACGAAAACACGGAGACGGGATATCGTTACGCCACTTCTACGGGCGCAACCATTACGGGTTTTCATGCCCACGTTATCATCAATGACGACCCTGTGAACCCCAAGCAGGCAGAGTCAGAGTTAATGCGAGTACAAGCCAACGAGCATACAAAGACGCTTTCAAGCCGTAAGGTAGACAAAGCCAACACGCCCGTTGTGACCATCATGCAGCGATTACATGAAGACGATGTTACGGGTTACTTATTGAAAAAGAAAGGCGACAATATCAGACACATCTGCCTACCCGCAGAAGACTGTGAAGATGTGAAGCCTTCTTCACTCCGTGCAAACTATGTTGATGGACTTTTAGACGCACGGAGACTTAACAGAAACGTTCTGAATGAAGCCAAAACGGACTTAGGTAGCAGAGGTTATGCTGGGCAGTATATGCAGACGCCCACAGCAGATGGCGGTAATATCATCAAGGAGAATTGGTTCAGAAAGATATCGTTTACAGATTTCAGAGCCTTGCGCTTTCGTGAGACCATGCACTTCTTTCTTGATACCGCCTATGACGAAAAGAAGAAGAAAACCGACAATGACCCATCGGGAATTATCGGAGCTTGCCAAATTAAGAACAACATCTATATTGCATGTGCTAAAAAGGTGTGGAAATCATTCCCCGACCTATTGAAGTTTCTTCCCGATTATCTATATGCCAATGACTATGACAGCGCACAAAGTACGTTACGAGTTGAGCCAAAGGCAAATGGCAAATCGGTAGTGCAGCAGCTCGAAGTTTCAACAAGCCTAAACGTGACATATACGCCCACACCCAAAGATCCAAAGGACGTGCGACTTCATGCAGTAGCTCCAAAGGTCGAATGTGGGCGTGTCTATATTGTCGAGGGCGAATGGAATGATGAGTTTATAGATGAGATTTGCGGTTTCCCTGCTAAAGCCCACGATGAATATGTGGACTTACTGGGCTATGCGATTAATTACTTTAGCGATAACGCAGACATAGAGCTGTCTGATGATGTAAGCGTGGATGATCTATTGCCGATATAGGCAAGATGTTTCGATAATAAAAACAATAATTCAAAAACAAAAAGAAGAGATGATAGGAGATTTTTTTCAGACAGCAGTCAATTATATCAACGCTGCCGTCGGTCGCAATCAAGAGTTTGAGGATTTAATCAAGGCGCGGGATATTTCGCGCGTCAAAACACTGTTTCGTAGCTACGAGCAAGAAACGAACGAAGCGATGCGCGAGTACAATCCGCTCGCTCACGAGATTATGCATCGTGAAGATAAGATTGTTCGGAACAAGCTTGGGCAACGCAAGTCGACAATCAAGCGATGGAAGCTGCCATTGAATTACCCCCAGTACATCAATGAGATTTCGGTAGTGTTTATCTATGGACAGCCTGTCAAGTGGCTTCAGCAGTCAGACAACACCGATAATGCTTTTGAGAAATTTGGCGATATAATCAAGTCGACGAGGTTCAATTCCAAGATTCGGCAATGCAAGCGGTTGGCTGGTGCGGAAACGCAGTCGGCAATGCTGTTTCACGTATTCCGCAACGAAGATGGCAAGCCCGATGTTCAAATTCGTGTACTCGCTCGCTCGAAGGGTGATGAGATATATTCGCGTTGGGATATCTATGAAAATCTCGTGTCGTTTGCGTGGGGCTATTATGTCAAGGAAACAAGCGAAACATCGGTGTATCATTTCGACATCTACACGCCGAGTGTGATATATCGTTGCAAGCAAACAAGCGGCGGTTGGGAGGTGACGCCCGAAGAAAACCTTGTAGGCAAGATTCCTGTAATTTTGTTTCAGCAAGAAAAAGAATGGAGTGGTGTAGAGCTGTTGATAGGGCGCGAAGAGTATATCGGCTCGAGAACAGCGGACACGAACGATTATTTCTCTGACCCAATGTTCCTAATCCACGAAGATATTATCAAATCAATGCCCGATAAAGGCGATGAAAACAAGACGTTGCGTATCCGTGGAAACAATGTTGATGATGTGTCTAAATATGCAAAGTATCTGACGTGGGATAGTGCGCCCGAAAGTAAGAAAGCAGAAATCGATTGGCTTCAAAAGCATATATTATCCAAGACATTCACGCCTAATATTGAGTTTGATAATATGAAAAGTTTGTCAAACATCAGCGGAAAAGCATTGAAACAGATGATGCTGCTTGCTGATATTAAGGCGAACCGACATAAGGAACAGCACGACGAATTGCTCGACAGAACAAGTAATCTGATACTGGCTATCATAGGCAATGTGCTTGACATTTCTTTGCGCGAGGAGTGTCAACGTTGCGTGATTCAGCATGAATTTCAAGAGCCGTTCGGTGAGAATATCACAGAGACGATAGATAATATTACCAAAGCGCGTGATGCTGCAATCCTGTCCGCTGAAGGTGCGGTTGAATTGAACCCACTCGTCAAGGATCACAAGCAAGAACTCGAGCGACTCGCCCACGAGGAGGAACAAGCATCGCAGAATCAACGCGACTTGTTTGGGTTGAATCAGAACAAAGAGGATGTATATGGCGGTGCGGAGTAAGATGCCGACAATAAAACGACGGCTTCCCGATTGTGCGGATTGTGTACACTCTTACAATCCGCACAATGCGGATCGCCTTGGCAAGCCAATATTGTGCGATTGCAGATTGCGCCAATTCAGCCGTTTCCTTTACGCTCACGGCTGCGAAATGTTCAAACATAAGTAACTATGCTTAAAAAAAAGATTGACTACGACAAAGCCGCTAAAATGCTTTTCTCGCGTACAGAGCATTATGCCGACAATGTGCGACGGCTTTACGCTACCGCTACCGATGAGCTGTTGAAGCTTTCTGCGATGAAAGTGTCCAACGGAGTGTCTGCGGCATTCTCGTTTTCCGACAGCAAAAGATTAAGCGAACAAGCAAACGCTATTCTCCGAGCGTTGTATAGCGGCGTATACAACGAAATCAAGGGCGGCGTAATTGCAGAGTGGGGAAATGCGAACAAATCTTGCGATGCGCTGATTACGTCGATCTTTGGTAAAAAAGTCAAAGAGGATAATCACTACGCTCGGTATTTCGCGCGGAACAAAGAAAGCGTGGATGTGTTCTTTAAGCGCAAGTCTGAGTATGGTGGATTGAATCTGTCACAGCGTGTGTGGAAATACGTTGGTGATTTCAAAACCGAGATGGAAATGGCTTTATCCGTAGCGATGGGTGAAGGCAAGAGCGCCGCCACAATCTCACGAGAGGTGCGCAAGTATCTTCAGCGCCCAGATATGATGTTTCGTCGGTTTCGTGTCAAGACGGGCGAACAAGACATATTTGATGCTGACGGCAACGTTGTCGGAAAAGAGCCTGTTTATGGGCGCGTGTGGAAGCGCAAGGTTGTTGACGCTGTGACGGGCAATGTGTCATGGCAGACGGTGAACCTTAAAGACTATTCTTTCGGTCGTGGTGTGTATCGCTCGTCATACAAAAACGCTATGCGTTTGGCGCGTACAGAAACAAATATGGCATATCGCTCTGCGGATCAAGAGCGATGGCGACAACTTGATTTCGTCATCGGCTATCGTGTCGTGCTATCCGACAATCATCCAGAGCCAGATATTTGCAATGATTTGTCGGCAAAACGTGGCGAGAAAGGCAGTCGAGGAGTATACCCGAAAGATTTTGTATTCAAGGGCTGGCATCCGCAGTGCCGTTGCTATGTCGTGCCGATACTTGCAGATGAAAAAGAGTTTGACAAAATACAGGAGGCTATCCTTAATGATGAGCCTATACCCGAAAGTAAGAGCGTGATTCGGGAGCCAAACAAGTATTTTCAAGATTGGTGGATGAAGAACAAGAAGAGAGTTTCCGAAGCGCAGTCGTTGCCGTACTGGGTGAAAGATAATAGTCGGATGTTAGGAATAGAAACGTCTGACAATTATAGCGGTCTTGTGTCAAATCTTATATCGAGACGTGCGGACAAGCAGGCTTCTAAATTGTTTTCCAATCTCGAAACACACAAGGCTGTCGCGGATAAGTTAAAGGAAATATTAGCAAAACAACTTGGAAATGATGTCGAGGTTTCAATAATATCAGATGGGGTTGATTTACAATTGGTGAAATCGTATGCCGCGGAGATTACGAAGCTGACCAAGCAATACAAGCTGCAACAAGGAAAGTTATCTAAAATCGTGCTGGGGTATAAACCAGATAGCTTGATGGAATACGGGAGTACCAATTACAATCTAATGACGAATACAAAGCAGATGTATATTCGTGGGCTATATCCAGCAAGGAGAAACAAAGAAGCTATTGAAAATTCTCGATGCGACAAGAGAAAAGAATCAGTTTCGGTTGTCACGCACGAATTTGGGCATCTACTATGTCAATTCAGAGGAGACTCGACTAAGGATATGCTTCTGTTTAAATCCTCGGTAGAATCGTTGTATCAAGAATATCTACAAGACGTTCGCAGATTAATTACTGCGGATGATATGAAACAACTGTCGAATATATTGCTTGGAAATATAGTCACAAATGGTGATGTCGGGGAATTCCTTGCAGAGGCATTCCAGGAATATAAGAATTGCAGCAGACCGAGTAAGTATGCGAAGTCCATAGGGCGTTTGATCGATGACTCTTTTGGTCGTCAAAAGTCAAAATCGTGATAGTAATTGTGTTTCGCTTGCTTGAAAACATAATCGCCTGTTTGCCCTTCAACAGGCTTGTCGTGTCTATTCGCCAACAACATTTCCCGAGGAATACCATTAGGGAATGCCCGACATCCACAAAGTAAATCTGGGTCAAGGTTGTTCTCCGCAGAATGCTCACATCGATAGCATATTGCTTTGGATGTATCGATATATCCGTTTGTAATAATGTTTTTATCCATATCTGCTGTTATTTAAAAATTACGTTCAGTGTCATTGTTATTGCTTAATTAGCGAGCAGGCGATGAATAATGCAAGAGCCGCTATGATAACAGATATGACCGATGCGACTGCGAGGATTTTCTGCCAATCAACAGGGTTCCGCAATTTGGGATTATGGTCAACATACCGTCTCCCTTTGCTTGTTATTGCGACATCCTCGATTACGTGTCCCTCAGACCACGCGCACCGAGCAAGACCAAGCCGTTCAAGCGCTTCAAATCCATAGGACAGACTGCCGATTCGCTGAGGGTCGGTTGTCATATTGATTTTGCCCTCGTGCAGAATCCGTAAAGCCTCCTTCTCTTCTTTCGCCAGTTTGATTCTCTCCATACAGCGTTGATTTATCGATGACAAAGATAGACAAATATTTCCATTCGCCTATCTTTGTAGTTAAACTTACTTCTTTTTGCCCAAACCCATAATATCTATCAGCTCTTCAGCGTTATTCAGCACCGCTTCATTGTAGCAAGTGAAGAAAACGCCATCGGGGAGAAGTCCGTGCCGCTTCATCCATTCTCTTTCAGACTCGTTCTTTTTATTCGCCAGCCATATCAACGGATAGCCATAGCCGTCGGAAAATGTTTCGTCTGTAATCTTGGGACAGGTTTCAATCCAACGAAATCCTTGTCTACGGAAAAATGATGGATGCACAAGGATGTATGCGAGCTTAAGTGGATTGATTCGCGAACGAAACACATCGCTACTTGTGTAGCAGTGCAAGCCGTTGTTAAAATGTCAACATTAACCCTATAGCCTTGACGTTCGAGAATTGTGACGACATCAAGAACGTGCCTTCCAGCAACGGCGAGTTGACTTGTCGTTACAGAGCAGCTCGCGCTGTTGTTATAGATGATGTTCACAATTTTGGATTTCTGATTACGCGCCTTGACAGATACCATTGACTGTGGAATGCCCGCAATCGCATTCGGAACGCGTGTACAAAATCCACAATATCTACCGCTCCACGAGCGATTGCCATTTCAATATTCGTGTCATAATTAATCTCAACGATTGCAAAGCGGTCAAGGCTTGATGCGTCAAGCTGGTAGCGTCCTGTGTATTCTGCATCCGCTCCTGTCCCGAACGTATTACCAGCAGCGACGATTCTGAAATCCTTGTGCGCTTGCACTCGTCCGTTAGGAAAGTCGAAATATCGGTTTGCGATTGCAGCGTTAAGAATCACAAGGACTTCTGGCACTGAAGCATCAATCTCGTCAAGCATAAATATCCCACCTTGAGTAAATGCTTTGTAAAACTGCGTTTCGTGGAATGTTCCGTTTGCGTCAATAAAGCCCGTAATTTTGTATTCTTGCGTGACTGCGTTTGAAAAATAGAACTCTTTGCCGAGAGCTTCCGCAACTTGTTTGCAGATTACATTCTTTCCGCATCCCGCTGGGCCTGTCAAGAAAACAGGGATGTCTGCGTTTACAAGTTTCAGAATTGTTTCAAATTCTTTGTGCGTCGCTCCTGTAACTTTGTTCTTACCGTTATCGGATTTGACTTCGATGATTTTAGGCAAGGCGCCGTATGTATCAGAGATGTATTTATCAATTTGTGGTTTTGCGAATTGAATCATCGCATCCACTGATAGTTTAGCCATCGCTTCCGCGATAGATGCACTAAGTGATGTTTGTGGTGTGGTCGATGTTGAAACATTATCAGTAGTTTCGGTTGTTGCTGGCTTTGCTGATTCTTGTTTTACTGATGGTTTCCACGATTTCCGAGCGTTATCAATCATTGTTTGTGCTTCCGCTGCCACAGAGTCGCTAAGTTTCTTTGTTTTCGCTGGTGCGTTGATTGGGCGAAATCCATCCGCTGGGTCGTACATAATTCCGTAGCGGATTACGATTGGTTTGTACTCGGTCGCATTGTTGCTGATTACAACGTTCATCGACTCGTTGAAGTCTAATAATTGATAATCTTTCATTTTTATAAGTTTAATAATTAATAATCTTCCTTGACCGCTCATTAAGCGGTGTGTTTAATACTTGCTTTTTACACTGCAAATATACAAACAATATTTGTAACGTGCAAATGTTTAGCAAACAAAATGCCGAGTTTGGCAAACTTTTTTGAAGTTTGTTTGAAAAACAACGATTTTTTTGTTTAGTAAACACCGCTTTTTAAGCGGTTTATTTTTATATTTGCCACGAGGTAAACGAATAATTTTTACGCGTGATATTATGAATAAGAAACTATTAGAATTGCTCCAAGACAAATGCAAGGATTTTGGATTGACAAAGAAAGCCATCGAAGATATTGCTGAAACAATAAGCGAGGGCGTTAGTGACGAGGCTTCTGACGAAGAACTCGAAGAGAAGGCGAATTCGGCAGTCCCTTATGCTCGCTTGATGCAAGCAGAAGTGACACGCAAGGCGCAGAAACAGGATGCGAAGAAGAAGTCTACCAACAATAGTGATGGCGACGACGGCGTATCCAAAAAAGCTGACGATGACCAACCAGAATGGTTCAAGAAATTCAAGGCGGAAACCGACAAAAAACTCACGGCGCTTGAAGCCGAGAACGAGAATCTAAAAGCGGAGAAGCAGAAGGCTGAACGTTCGGCAAACATCACAGCAACGGCGAAAAGATTGGGCATTCCCGATTTTCTGATGAAGCGTTTCGCGATAGCGGATGACGCTGATGTTGAAAAAGAATTGACGGAATACAAGCAGGATCTTATCACCAACAAACTAATGCCGTCAACCGAGGCGAGCATTACATCATCGTCCGAACAGGCGGCTATGGACGACGCCGAAGCGTGGGCGAAAAAGCTGCCCGATTTATAACCTTTAAAACAAATTCTTTATGGCTATTGAATTTAAGAAAACGACCTATGCTGGTAATCTTGATGCGTTTTGGCGCACTGAGGTTCGTATGCTTCCAGGCGGCTTCAATTGCAGTCAATCGATTCCAGTTGGCGATGTCATCCCTCGTGGCGCGCTTGTGTGCGCTGACTTCGATACAATGACTGCTACGATTGTCAAGGTCGGCAGAGTTGTTGACGGAGGCGCAACCACAAAGCCTCGCGTTACGAAGAACAATCATTTCTACGCAGGCGACACCGTGATGAAAATCGGCAAGAAAGACGCTGCTGTAACTGTCAAGAGTGTCGACCGCTCAAACCCAGATTACGATGTTGTGGAATTTTCCGCAGCTTTGGCAACGCTTGCCAAGGGCGACTACCTTGTAGAAGCAGTTAAAGTAGAAGCAGTTAAAGTAGAAGCAGTTAAAGACACAGGTGATAGCGCGACGACTTATTCGCAAGCGCACGAAGCGAATACGATTCTTGGCGCCGACTACACATCGCGAAAGGTAGGAATGACAACACTTGATGTTGCTTATTCAGCGGTTGCACTAAAGGACGTTTGCCCGCAATTCCCAGCCGATTGGCTTGATGGCGGTGCGTTCTTGAAGACGAATCACAACATTTTATTCATTAAACAATAGGAAGGAGGTAAGATATGGCTAATCAAGTTTTTTCATCTATTTTCGGAGAACTGACAAGGAACATTCAGACACGAATTGATAAAGCGTCTGAACTGAACAAGCAGTTGTTCGACAAAGTTATATATCGCAGTTACCTTGACTGGGACACTCCGACTATTGGGCTTGACTTTGAGGAGATCATTGGCAAGTATAATGTGACTATTGCAGCAGCCACGATTGGTGACAACTCTAAAGAGCCAATCATTGGTTCAAACGGACTTGACACCGTTAAAGAGCGTGTGTTGAACCACGCTATCACTCGCCCGATGTCTATGCAAGATTATCGCAAGATTCTCGAGATCATGGACACAAAGGCACTTTCTGATAGTGTCAAGAAGCAGAAACTTATCGACTTGATGTGGGGCGATGTGTCGACCGTTGTCAATGGTGTTGAAGCACGCTTGGATATGATATTCCTTGGCGCGCTGTCCAATGAAGGTAAATTCACGTTCGACGATAAGAACAACCCCGAAGGCGGTGTTCGTGGTGCAATCGACTACAATCAGCCTGCAAGCAATATTGCACAAGCGAAAACAAAATGGACGGAGGCGAACATTGACTCTGTGGATTGCATGGAGGATATTCAAGCAATACTTAACGCTGCTGACGACAAGACTGTTCTCGGCAAGGTTCTCGCCGCTCCGAGTGTGATTGCCTATATGTGCCGCACAAAGAAGATGAAGCAGATGATTTGGGGTACTGACAAAGGTTCAAGGCTTGTGCAGTTATCCGACATCAACGCTTACCTTGAAGCAAACGGCTATCCGCAGTTTGAGAAGATCCGTAGACAGGTGCGCGTTCAAGACAATGGCAAGATCACATCCGTGAATCCGTTCAACGCGAAGAACATCGTCTTTATTCCAGCTGGCAAGCTCGGCGTTGTCAAGAATGCATTCTCTGACAATGAACTCAATCCCGAGAGCGATGTGTCATATTCGAACTACGGGCGCATCCGCGTCTCCAAATGGCACGTGGGCGAAACCAAGGGTGCAAACAAGGGTGAGTTTACGAAAGCTGAGAGCCTTTCGCTCCCAGTGATTACCGAGATGGATAATATCTACACACTCAAAACGGATTATTGATATGACTAATTTGGAAGCACTCAAGGCGCAATGCAAGTTGATTTGCAACACGTGCTATGTCGATACCGACGCAGCGACACTCGCGCTTGTAAACGCTGGCTTGGATTCTGAAGCAACGGCAATGCCGCAAGATGTTGAGATTTTGCGAGCAGCCATAGGTATTGTTCGTGGCTGGGTAGAAACAAGCCGCAGCGAGAACGGAATTTCGGCTGCGACAGATTTAGCGGCAGTGCGAAGAAACATTGCTTGGTGGTGCAGTCAGGGCGGCTTGGATGCTTCTGAATTTCTCGGTGATGACGCAACGACAATTGATAACGGCTCTGATATGTGGTGAGATGAGAACAAACGGCTATATACAACGATACATCACATCTGATGGATATGAGGATGAACTTGGTGACTATCACGAAGGCGAAACACATCTCGATGATGAAAAAATCGAGTGTCTTGCCAATGTGAACGGACAGCCACAAGAGCGATTGTTCGAAGATGGAGTGACGCGGAAGTATACGTTCACCGCTTTTCTGCCTCCGAGAGTGAGATGGTTTGAGGTAGGGGAACGAGTGCGGCTTACGCGTTACGGCAAAGTTTTCGAGCTTGAAGTCAAAGGGTTCGTTCCGTACAATCTTCAATACAAACTTTGGCTTGGATAAATTGGATGACAATGCCTATTACTGTACAGATGCAAGGTATTAATGATGAAGCGCAGAGAATCGCAGAACGTGTTGACAAAGTGATATTCAACGCTCTGTCAAGGCTTGGCGAGATGTGCGTTGCGAAGATTCGCGAAAGGTCGGCAGCGCAAAGCTGGTGCGACCAAACTGGCAATCTTCGCTCGTCAATCGGCTATGCGGTGGTACACAATGGTAATGTTATATCAATATCCGATTTTGCTGTAGTGGGGAACGGCGCAGAAGGTGCGACCGACGGCAAGAGCTATGCTACTAAAGTCGCAAGCGGAATCCGAAAGAAGTGGGCATTGATAGTTGTCGCTGGAATGAACTATGCGTCGTATGTGGAAGCCATTGACTCGAAGGATGTTCTTGCAAATACAGAGCTGTGGGCAAGAGCGGAAACACCAAAAGTGATGGCGCAACTTGAAGCACAAATATCGAAGATTAAGAGATGAAAACAGACATTGAGATTATGGATTTGGTTTGGACTTATGTCAAGTCTTCGCCTCTTGCCGAAAACATCAATGGCAAGTGCTACAAAGGTAGACGCCCAGGCGAGTCCAATACCGAAGACTTGTGCATTTCCGTTTTGGCGAATCAAAACGGAGAGTTTCAAGAGGCATATATCAATGTCAATATATACGTTCCCGACCTTAGGCGACGTACCGCGTATGAATCCGACGATGCGCGCCTACGGGAACTTTGTCGATTGTCTGATGATGTTTTGGGCTTGCGTTTCGGTAGCGGTTGGCGGTGGAAGATGGACTCGCAAAGAGTGTACGCCGTAGACGGCAGAAACGAACAGATGATTAATAATAGACTTTTTTTTCAGAATTATAACGAGTAACAGATATGGCAGTATTAGCGTGGGGTAAGCCCCGAATTTTTGTCAAGAAGCTTGGAGGGGGCGGCTCTTGGATTGAGTTGCCGACTCCTGTTGAAGGTTCTACCCAATTATCAACCACCAAAGGCGACAAGAACGAAGCCAAAATTGAAGGTGGCGAGAATGAGGATGTGAAATACAATCGCAACACATACGCGCTTGCATTGAACATCCGTGCGGTTGAAGGTCGTGCGATGCCTATTATCGCTGATGATGGTGTCATTGGCGGTCAATATGCCGTTGTGCTTCAACCAGAGAATCCAGCCTCGCAAGGTTTTGCGTTTTTGAAATCGGCTGCGTCTGTAGAGGACACATTCACAACCGCTGATGGCGGTGTGTGGAACTACACGTTCGACGCTTTGAAGCAAGACGCGAAACACAAGCAAATCTATTGGGGTACGGTGATTGTCACCGAACAGCCAGCAGGCACGATTAGCAAAATTGAGATTGACCCATCCGACACGACAGGGGCGGAGGATAAAATCGAGGTTGGTGCAGACGCATAAGATTGGTTTTTTCTCATAACAATACAAGTTAAGTGATTAGTTAAGTTGAGTTAGGTAATGTTGGGCGCGGATTTTCCATAGATTTTACCGCGCCGCCCGATTGGCTATTGGCAAAGCGCGCCTGTGAAGGTGGCATTGTCGGTTCGAATCCGACATCGGGCACTATATGAATGAGCGGAAAGACATAGAAGCACAGATGATCGATACGATTATCGAACGTCCGATAACCTTTGACATTGACGGCAAAAGGTACTGCCTTTATCCGCCATCTCTCGGTGTGACATATCTCGTCGCGCCAATCACACAATCGCTTGGTTTCAGCACAGAGAATCTTAAGGTCAATGTTTTCGCAGAGATGCTTAAAGTGTGCAGCACGCACAAAGATGATGTGTGCCGCATCCTTGCGTTGTATAGTTTCCGTCGGCGGTATGATTTGTTTGATGCTACGCTTATTGAGAACCGAACAAAAGAGTTTGCGACACTTGATGTCGAACAGCTCGCAAGTGTCTATATGCTGACACTTGGATGGACAGACGTAGAGATGTTTGCAAAACATATCGGTCTTGACGTTGAGCGAGTGATGCGTGAGCGTATCACTGCGATGCAGAAAAAAACATCAAAGACTGTTTCGTTCGGCGGTCGTAGCGTCTACGGCTCGTTGATTGATTACGCTTGTCAGCGATATGGCTGGACAATGCAGTATGTCGTCTGGGGTATCTCTTATGCGAATTTGCAAATGCTGATTGCCGATGCGTTGAATACCGCTTATCTCAATGATGATGAAATGCGGAAACTGGGTGTACAGAATGGCGATTGCCAAGTGTTGGATGGTGATGATCCGCAGAATGCTGCGTTGATTCGCCGATTATTCGGAGGGTAGAAATGGCAGAATTGAATTTCACGATAAGCGTCAATAATCAGCAAGTGATGCGAAAGCTTGCCGAGATACAGAGCGAAATGCGCAGAACGGCAAAGGTTGCGGAAGAGTCGGGAACAGGCTTGGATAAATTCGCTGATAGGTTAGGTAAACTTGCTGCGTCTATGGGCTTGGCTTTCGGCGCGAAAGAACTTGTGCAAAATCTTGTCAAGATACGCGGAGAGTTTCAACAACTCGACGTCGCATTCCGAACGATGCTCGGCAGTGCGGAGAAAGCTGATGCTCTGATGTCGCAATTAGTGCGGACAGCCGCCACCACTCCGTTTGACTTGCAGGGCGTGGCACAGGGCGCCAAGCAGTTGCTCGCCTATGGAATCGCGGCTGAAGATGTCAACGATACTTTGGTGCGTTGCGGTGATGTCGCTGCTGGTCTGTCTATTCCTTTGAGTGATTTGGTGTACCTCTACGGCACGACGATGACGCAAGGGCGAATGTTTACGCAAGACTTGCGTCAATTCCAAGGGCGAGGCATTCCGATTGCCGAGGAACTTGCAAAGGTTCTCGGTACGACGACCGACAAACTTGGTGATATGGTAACGGCTGGGCGCGTCACGTCAGATGTATTTCAGCAAGCGTTCAACAATATGACATCCGCTGGCTCTCGCTTTGGCGGATTGATGGATGAGCAGTCTAAAACCATTACAGGACAGATAAGCAACATTGAGGATGCTATCGATGTTATGTTTAACAAACTTGGTCAACAATCCGAAGGTATCATCAACACTACCTTATCGGGGGTATCGTATGTTGTTGAGCATTATGAGCAATTCGGGCGGATGTTGCTCGGACTTGTCGCCACATACGGAGTGTACAAGACGGCGGTTATGACAGCGGCTGCTGCACAAGGATGGGCAACAGCGGCAGAAGCAATCCATTACAATTGGTTGGTTCTTGTCGAGCGTGCGCAGAAACTTCTCAACGCGACAATGTTGAGCAATCCATACGTGCTTGTAGCAACGGCTATTGCTGGTGTCGTCGCTGCTTTAGCGTCGATGAAAACAGAAGCCGAACTTGTACAAGAGGCGACAGAGAAATATGATGAGGAGAAGCAGAAAGTAATAGAGAAAGAAGAAGAACATCGGCAGAAAATCGAGGAGTTGACCCAGATTGCCAGCGATGAAGCGACAAGCACGACAGCGCGCCGTGATGCGTTGTTTGCGCTCGAGCAGTATTATCCGCAAATCTTCAAGAAATACAGAACTGAATACGATGTTCTGAAAAACATCAAGACAATCAAGGAGGAAATCGCTGCACTCGACGGGAAAAACAGCATTAAGAACGTAGCCACCGAAGCCGCCAAAGTTAATAAGCGTATCGCGGAACTCGAAAAGTTGAATAAGCCTTACTCTACAATAGATAGCAGCGGTCGTGTGAGAACTTACACTACAATGCTGACACCAGGAGAGAAGGCGGAACTGAAAAGTCTTAAAACAAAATTTCAGCAGTTAAGCCGCTCAAAGGAAAAGCAGAACGTTGCTGAATATCTAAACGACTTGTCTGGTGTCAGCAACAATGAACTGAAGACTGCTATCGCACAGCGAAAAAAACTACTGAACGATATGAAGGTGAACGGCAGAAAAGTTGGACACTTCATTTCGGGTCCACAGGCTTTGCGTGGCTATTTTTCTCTATCAGAAATCGAAGCACAAATAAACTCGCTTGTACGCGAACAAAACGAACGCAGCGCGCCCCGTGCGTCAAGTGATAAATATGTCGCCAATGCGAAGAAGAACTACGAAGCCGCCCTTAAAAAATACAATGATTTCATTGCGAATAAGTCAAACTCACTCACTGAGGCACAATTCGCAAAGCAGCGTGATGACTTGAAAGCTGCTCTTGATGATGCTGAAAAAGAGTATAATAGGACTAAGACTAAGATAAATAAGGGTGGCAAGACTCATCGAAATGAAGCGGCGGAACGAGAAAGAGAAGCTGCAAAGCGCGAACAGGCACAGCGGAAACTCAACGAAGAATTAATTACGTTGCAAACGCAGAACGAAGCCGATGAAACGGCTATTATGCACGAAGGCAGCGAGAAACGTCTGCGCGAGATTGAAGATGAGTATAAGAAGCGCAAAGAAACGATTCAGAAACAACGTCGTGACTGGATTGCCGAGAACAAGAAAGCGGGCAATTCTGTAGGTGCTGATGGGTTGACTGATGAGCAACGCGCCGCCTTGAAAAAGGCTGATGAAAACAATGAGAAAAGTCGGCAAAAGTCACGCATTGAACTTGAACGAGAAACCCTTAGTGTGGAACTGCAAGCAATGTCGGACTATCTTCAGCAGTACGGGACGTTGCAAGAACAGAAATACGCTATTGCTGCATTATATGCACAGAAAATCAAAGATGTGCAAGACAGCGGCGATAGCGAAGAAACCAAACGTTGGCGCATCGCTGCATTGCAGAGGGAACAAGCTTCGCAAATATCGAACGCCAATGCCAAATCGTTGTCGATGGGCATTGACTGGAGTGCAACATTTCAAGGAGTGGGCAATATTCTTAAAGATGTTGCCAAGGCGACCTTGCAGAAAGTCGAGGATTATATTAAAACTGACGAATTCAAGGCACTCTCAGCAACGGACAAGAAAACTTATACGGATCTTCGCGAACAATTACGTTTGGAAACAGGGGGTAAGTCTACATCTGTGTTCAATTTCCGCATTTGGAGCGATATAAACAAAGAGGCGAAATTGTACCAAGACGCTGTTAAGAACTTGCGAGAGAAAACCGACGCACATAGTGCAGCGGTTCGTCAGCTTGAAGAAGCGAACAAGGGTCTTGCGAACGCTACTACTGATGATGCTAAGAAAATCGCACAGACGCGCGTGAATCTTGCAAAAGCGAACGTTGCGGACACAGGTAAAGAGATGCAGAACGCCCAGCAAGAAGTTAATGAAACAAGCAGCAATCTAAGCACAAGTGTCAGCAAGGCAGCGAACGGAATCAGCAATTTCACAAACTATCTCAACGAGATGTCAAACGGCTCGTTGTATAATTTCGCGAACGGGATAACGAAGCTTGTAACATCGTTGTTCAAAGGCTCGGATGGTATCGGGAAAGCCCTTAGCGAACTTGGCGGTAAAGCTGGCGGTATTGTCGGTGCGATTCTACAGATTCTTGACGCAATGGGTGATGCTCCGACTGAATTTATCGACACAATGATGGAGAAACTTATTGATTCGATAAATTCAATCGTAGAGCAATTGCCATACTTAATCATCTCGCTATTCAAAGACGCTGGGGATGTCATTATGAATCTTGTCAGCGGCATTGCGCATTGGTTCAAGATTGACGATCTTTTTGGCTTGGAAGGAAACTCTAAAGAAGTTGCCAAAACAATAGAATCGCTTACCGATAGGAATAAGCTGTTGCAGAACTCAATCGATTCATTAAATAAATCGATTAAGGATGATAACATCTTCAAATCGAACGAAGCTTACGAACAAGCGAAGAAGAATCAGACTGAAACAAACAATAATCTGCTTGAAATTGCCAAAGCGCAAGCATCGTATTGGAAAGGGCATCACAGCTGGAATTACTATTGGGAGGGATTATCTTCATCGCAAATAGCGTGGGCGCAGAAGAATGTCAATTCAAATTTCAACGGAGATATTTGGTCGTTGACTCCCGAAGAAATGAAGAAACTTCTTGCCAATGTCGATATTGCGGAAGCAATTCGCGGCACAGGCGAAGGGAATTTTGGCAAAGATGTCCTTGAAAAGCTGCAAGCGTATGCAGAGCAAGCCGAAAAGATTGAAGAATATACCAAGCAATGGCAAGAGAACATCGCAAAAGTGTCTTTTGATACGATGAAAGATAATTTCGTTTCAGCCTTGATGGATATGTCGAAAGACGCAAAGGACTTTGCCGATGACTTCACCGAACTAATGCAGCGAGCGCTGTTGTCCGTTGCACTGCAAGATTTAATCGACAAGGATCTGAAGCAATGGTACGAAAGTTATGTAACAGCACTCAGCAACGGCACTCTTACAGAGTTACAGAAAGATTACTTTAAAAACGCGCTTAACGAGATATACAAAAAAGGCACGGAGATTCGCGATAATATCGCCGACTTTACAGGCTATGACAACTACACTCAGCAGAGCGGCGACTCGGGCGGTTTTGAAGCGATGTCGCAGGATACTGCCGAGGAATTGAGCGGTCGCTTTACAATGTTGCAGATTACGGCTCAAAACATACATATTGATGTTTTGAGCTTACTGAACAAAATGGATACATCAATAGCGATAAGCACTGTGCGAAACACATTGCTGCAAGAAGTCGTGACGATTATGAATCGGTCAACATCGTATCTTGAAGACATTGCCGCTGATACACGGAGAATACGCAATGAATTCGGTGAAAAGATAGATGAAATGAATACACGTTTGCGAGTTATCGCTGGATAGAAAAAACAATGAATTGATATGAAAGGTGATCTGATTATAAACGGCAAGGACGCTTACACAACATGGGGTGTAAGCCTGTCGCAAACGGCTCTTACATCACTGATGACACCACCAGAGATGAAAGACTACATAAAGACCACGGCGCGAACCGAACACGGTTCAAGATTGATAAACAACAATCCTGTTTTCAACGAGCGTACAATCTCGTTGGATATGCACCTAATCGCTGCGGATGAAGAACACTTCATCGCGCAGTACAATGCGTTCTGTCGCGTACTCGCTGGTGGCTATCTCGAAATCTCGACACGATGGCAGCCAGATGTTATCTATCGCACCTTTTTTCAGTCGTGCAGTCAGTATTCTCAGTTGATTAACGGACTTGCTAAATTCACGCTGAAGATCATCGAACCAAACCCGAACAACAGAACCAAATGAGAGCAGTGATCGGCATAAAGACAAGCACAGGCAAGGAGCGCGCGACGGTGGTCGTGGGCAGCGGTTCTGTGCGGCGGTTCGCGCTCATGGGCGATGATTATGTGTCGCTGAAATTCGTGGTCGCCGAGCCGCTATATATCGCAATCGGCGACTACATCGATACCGACTTCGGACGCTTTGTCATTGTCTCCGACCAGAAGCCGAACATCAGCAAGACGACAGGCGGATATGAGTACGAATTGAAATTCGAGGCACCGCACCACGCTTGGAAAAACAAAATCGCGATGCTTGTCTACAAACAGAACGTAGGCAACGTGGAGAAGCGTTACCGCAAGGAATCGTCGTGGAATCACACAGCCGACATCATCACACAGGCAGAAGCGGCAATCATCGACAACCTTGACTGCTTGGGAATGGACTACCGCGTGCAGTTGCACGGAGTCGATGAAGACACGGCGAGCAAAAGCGTGCTTGTGACATACGACAATACAAGCATATACGACGCACTGACATTGATTGCCGACGCTTTCGATGTCGAGTGGTGGATTGTCGGGAACATCATCTACTTTGGCAAGTGTCAATTCGGCGAGGAAACGGAATCCGTAGACTTGACACTCGGTGGCAATGTGAGCGATATGGGCAACGCCAAGTCTTCAGCCGACTTCGCCACAAGGTTCTACGTCTACGGCTCTGACAGGAATCTGCGCAACTACCGCAAGAACGACCGAGGCGAGAGTGTCGCTCTCGGTGTTGTCACCGATAGACTGATGCTGCCGAAAGGCACGGACTACATAGACCTATACAAGTATGACACGGAGGGCAACCGCGTGTACATCACGGACAGCGCATATACCGCCGACACAAACACGGAGATGCCCTCCGAAGAAGTCGTGGAGAATACGATCGTCTTCGATGATGTCTATCCCAAGCAAGACGCTACGATTACCGATGTGTTCGTGTATCGGACGGCGCACATTAAAGACAGCGAAGGAAACGTCGTCAAGAAAATCCCTATCTATTGGTGCAAGGTTGACGGCTTCATCTTTGACCGAAAATATCTGCTTGAAGGGAAAACGATTCAGATGATGTTCCAAAGCGGCTTGCTGTCGGGAATGACATTCGATGTCACTTTCAACCCAGCGAACGATGCAGTGAAGCACCCCGACGGAAGTGTAAACAAAGACGCGCAGCGGTGGGAGCTTGTCTACAACACCGACTACGGACGTGAGTTGCCCGACGAGACGCTGAAGCCGAGTGTCGGCGACAAGATTGTTTTTATCAACTTCGATGCCAAACTTGTGACGGAGGGCGATATGGTTGCCGATGCCGAGAAGAAACTCTACACCACCGCCGTCGACTATATCAAGAAACAGGCTACCGACAATCAGACATACGACTGCACTATTATGTGCGACGTGGCGCGTGACGGATTCACGCTCGATGTCGGTCAGCGTGTGCGTCTTGTCAACGCCGCGTTCTTCCGCACTCCGAGGAAAAGCCGTGTCATCGGATGGGAGATTCCGCTCGATATTCCCTACGACAACCCAGTGTACACCATAGGCGAGGCGGTCAGCTACTCCACCATAGGCACGTTGTCAAAGTCGGTGGAGGCTCTGACTGCACAAGGACAGCGCAGAGAATCGGAAAGCGGCGGTGTGTATCTCATCCGCTCCTACGACAATGTGACACCAGCCACCGACTTGAACGCCTACTCGGCACTCCGTGCGCTGCGTCAGTTTGTCAACGCGGTGGACGATGATGATGTCGCTGGCTTGCTGACGTTCGCCAAAGGCTTGCAGTCGGCTGGCTTTATGGAAGGCTCTTTCGGTCGCGGCTTCGAGCTGATGAAAGACCGCAACGGACGCTCCTACTTGGAGATTGACGAGATATTCGTGCGGATGCGTGCCGTGTTCGAGTCTTTGGAAATCAAGCACGTCAGCCACGTCGGCGGCGAGAACATCCTCTCACCCGCTGGCATTGAGTGCTACAGAGTCGAGACTGTGCCAGCACAGATAGGATTGCGCAGCAGTGACGGAGCGGACTTGCTCGACAAAGACGGAGAGCAGTTGACGGCGAAAGTCACGGACACGAACGTCTACCGCTGCTACTTCAAGACGACCGACGGAGAGCGGACGATATACAATCAATTCGCGGTGGGCGACCTTGCTCTGTGCCGCGAGTTCAATACGAAGAAGAATGCCGACGGAACGACCCTCGGACGCTACTATTGGCGCGCTGTTGTCGGTGTCGGCACTGACTATATAGATTTATCGATTACCGACTGCCTTGAAGGCTCTGACGTTCCGATGAAGGGCGACACGATTGTTTGTCTTGGAAACAAGTCCGACAAGGCGCGTCAGAATGCGGTTGTGGTATCGTCATACGGAGTGGGAAGCCCGTCTATCAAGATGTATCAAGGCATCAAGACTTTCGCGCTCTCGGACGACAATGCGCCTGTGATTATCTCCCCAGACGGGAACAAGTTTACGGGCGATTTCGTCAGCCGTAGCGGTGACAACATTGTCGACATCATCAACGGCAAGGCGAAGGTGTACACAGAGAAGCCTTCGTTTCAGCCGTACAAGGTCGGCGACTTGTGGGTGAACGCAACTGACGGAACGTATAAGAACGAACTGCTCCGCTGTGTTTCCAATGCGAAAACGTTCACATATCAAGGCAAGCTGAACTATTTGTACAATATCGATGATTGGAAGCCGTCAAACGGCTACACGTCGGAGATAAAGCAGACTTCCGACGCAATCAAGATGTCTGTGTATGCGCTTGGTCAACCGAAACGCAATTACGCTACACTGCCGCAGACATACAAGACTACACTCATCAAAAGCAGTGTGCAGTCGGCGGCGGCTAAGGTCGTGGGAAGCGTCCTTACCGACGGCTTGTATGCTGGGCAGAAACTATATCTGTCTTTTGATGCCAAATCTGTAGTCAATGCCTTGCTGACGGCGAAGCCTGTCACAATCCAATTGCGTTGCGGGTCGTTGGTTGTATGGGCGAAGACGATACAGACGGGGAAAGGGACTGCCGTGGCTACATCGGTTGCTGACGAAGTGTTGACGGTGCAAGATTCTTGGCTGCTTGTCAGCACTCTCGACATTGTGCTGACTGTCGAGAGCATCGCCACGGTGATGCTGGCGGATTTCCGCGTGTGTCTTGTTCCCAACACTTCGTACTCCGAGGCGCAGGAACTGAAGCTTAAACGCACGGGAATCGACATCGTGAACGAGCGAATCTTGCTGCAAGCGGACACCACGGAGTTTGTCGGCAATGACGGAACTACACGTGTGCGGATTTTCGGAAGCGACGGCAAGATAAACGCCGAGATGATTGACGCTGACAGCATTGTCGCAAAGCGTCTGCAAGCGAAGACAAGCCTCGGCACGGTGGACATTGACAACGGTGCCATATTGCTGACTGACGCGAACGGAAAGCCGAGAATGCGCATATCGGGGGGCAATCTCACCGCTTCGGCTTCGTCGGTCGACATCCCGATGAAGCTGTACTCTGGTCAGATTGATGTGGACGAGAGCAAGGACTACTACCACGCGGAGATTGCGTTGCCCGAAGCGAGCGGCTATGTGTTCAAGACTGCCGACGGAGCGGTGGCGAAACTGCCGACAATAGGACTCGGTGTGTCGGAACTTGTTTCCGACGCGTTGGCATACTCAGGAGGGCGCATCCGTGTACGGCTCGAACTGCTGCTTGACGGCAAGGTTATCGGTGCGCTTGACAAGGAAACCGCCGCTACCGACTTGTCTGTTTCGGGGACGCTCACCCTTGATTCGCTCTCGGTGTCACTCTCCGAGGGCATCCACTCCATCACTGCCAATGTGTGGTTCTGGGGCAACGGGAACGCCGTTACATCGACGGCTTTCCGTATCGAACCGAACGGCAACATCTTGGTGACATATCCGACAGATATGGTGGAAATCGCAGCGGACGGATTCCGTGCCGCCACCGCTGGCGGAACGTACATACAGCAGACCGCCGAAGCTTGTGTGATGGCTTATCAGCAATACCGCTTGGAGGTGTCGGGCAAGGGCATCCGCGCCACGACTGACGGACACAATTGGAAAAACTTAATATAGTGTGAATAGTATGATTAGAATAGTAAGAGGAAAACAGATTTCGGTTGCTGATACCGCTCGAACTGACAACGACAGAGGGCGGAGTGAGCAAGACTGAGAAATACACGCCGACAGAACAATGCCGCGTGTGTGTCCGCAAGGCATCCGCCTCCTACGATGTGCCGCACTCGGTGCAGGACACGAACGTGCTTGTCGTTGACATCGCTGCCGACTTGCTCGGCAACGGGACGTATGCGGTGGAGGTGACTGACAAGGATGTGCGCTCAATGCGCCTTGCGCAATTCGCTGTCGTGGAGACGACGGAGGAGGCGGACATCAAGCAGCCGACGGACTTTGAGTTGCAGACTGCCGCACTTGACGCACAGGTGTTTTTCGGCGGGATTACAGAGAACGATGTGCGGAGGATTGTCGATGAGCATCTTGGCATTCCAAAGGACGCGAACGGAAAGATTTTATTAACGACAGAACATATTTAGATATGGAGTATCATCAGATTAATTTGACAGGACAGGAGATTGACGAGCGGCTTCAGAACGTAGGCACTGCCGAGGATGTGGCGGCGGCTGACGGAACACTCTACGCTCGTATTAGCAAGAATGCTGACGACATCGATGAATTGAACGATACGGTGTTGCATATACAGGACGCTCAGACAGCGACCGACAAGACGGTGACGCAGCACACGGCGGACATCAGCACGTTGCAGACGGCGGTGAAAAAGAAAGCCAATCTTGTATTAGGGAAGGTGTCAGTAAACGAACTTCCTGTTGCAACTTCGTTAGAAAATCCTAACAATGGTACAATTCCAACAACATTTGCAGTTAGCAAGGCTATTAATGATAAGATTGTAGGTCTGCTTAATTGGCAAGGGGTTAAGGATACTACTGATGAAATCAAGGATATTGCACTTGCTAAAAAAGGTGATGTATGGCATTCAAACGAAGATGGTTCGGAATGGGTATGTACTGAAGATATATCTACAGCTGATCATTCTGTGTGGGAAGAGTTGGGAACTTCTATTGATTTGAGTGGATACTATACCAAGAATGAGGTTGACAAGAAGGTCAAACCTCTTGCCGACAGCATAGGTACTGATAGCGATGCCGCTTCTGCTAATGGTTCTGTGTATGCACGAATTAAGAAAAACGCTGCTGATATAAAAAGAGTTGACGCATTAGATAACGGAGATGCATCCGCATCATTTGTGGCGGGTCGCAACCTTAAAGTTAATGGTTGGGAATTTTATTGGAAAGATGTATGGGAAGAATCAGAACCATCGGCTATTAAACATATAGAAAGTGCAGGTGTCAATGCGGCTATTAATGAAATAAAAGGAACTGGAGCTGATGTGTCTGCTTTCACGTTTCCGACAACTAAAGATGAATTCATTGCATATCTAAAAACTATTACGTTTGATTTCAGCAATAAACCTAATCAAGTATCCGGTTATGGAAGTATTACATACGGCATTATGAATAAAAATGCTGGAACAATTACTATTGTGGAGGGTATGTATAATGATATATCTAATAAAATGCATAGGTCGCATATAGAAGGTCAACATATGACTATTCCAGATGTGGAATATGCAGTATCTTGCCATGTAGAAGGACAGGATTGTGATATTGTAGGATATGCTTCAATTTGTCACCTTGAGGGCAATAATTCAGCGGTAGTTCATTCTTTGGGAAAGAATGTAGGATTCTTCGACGAAGCTGTTGGATGTCATGTTGAAGGCGGCGGCGGAGTTGTAGGGGGAGCATATTCTCATGTTGAAGGAGACGGTTGTGCAGCTCTTAATAATGGAGCGCATTGTGAAGGCAAAGGTTACTATAAAAACAGTGTTACCGATTGGAAAAAGCGAACAGCTAAAGACAACGATTATTTAAAAGATTTATGGAAAAAAATCCTATTCGGGAAAACTGACACAAGTGGGTATACTTATAAATTTTCAGCAGCAATAGGGAACGCATCGCATGTCGAGGGAACAGGTAATATCGCACCTAAAGCCAGTGTTACTTTGGAAGGTCTTGATACAGGTGCTACTGCATCATTTGTTAATGGAGCGAATCATGCAGAAGGAGCAGGTAATTTTGCTGGCGCCGCAGCTTCTCACGCTGAAGGTATTAGAAATGAAATAGGTCATAATGCCTACGCTTCCCATGCTGAAGGTATTAAAAATACTACCCAAAACAGAGCAGAGCATGCTTCTGGTCAATATAACAAATCAAACAAAGCGACCGATACATTCGGGGATGCAGGTAATACATTATTTTCAATAGGCTGTGGTACATCGGATGCTGATAGAAAGAATGCTTTTGAGGTAATGCAAGATGGGACATGTAAATATTTAGATGTTGATACAGGAGAACAGATAGATGTCGGTGTTGCAAAAGAATTATCAAAACCTTTTGATTTGGCAATAGGAAGCACAACTAAAAAAGTTGATGGTAAATCGGCTGTTACTTTTACGGCTGAAGAAATTACAGATAAATTTAATGGAGTTTTAATACAGAAATTAACTACGGCAAGTACGGAAGCTGATATAAAAAAAGCATTTACTGATAATGGAACTGTAAAATTTCCAACTCCTGGTAGTGTTATAACCAAACTAAATGGAAATAACAAAGGTATTGTTGTTTCTTTAAGCGAACCTAATGCTACAACATTGGGACGAAGCATAGTTGTATATTATGGTGACGGAACTTACACTATTGTTGTAAAAAATGACTTTACTAAGGTATTAGTACCTTGGCGAAAAGACAGTTCTTTGCGTGACCTGTACATCTCCGCTGGAGCGAAGTACAACGAGACAACAGGTTATTATGAGCTGAATGGGCTGACGGACATTACCGAGGAGCAGATGAGGGTGATATATAAATATGCTGGGACGCCACAGACTAAAGCTGCATTCGCTTACTCTAAGGCAAGGACAAATCTTCCGATACCAGGAATGTACAATGGGTCGGTGTATGGAACTATGTTTTATGGATGCCCAAATCTTGAAGTTGCGTATCTTGGCAACAGACAGTCGTCTCCGACAAGCTATGATGTTCCACTTATATATACTGAAGGAAATAATTGCTTTTACTTGTGCAAAAAACTGAAAAAAATATACGGCAAGATATATCAAAGAAATGATTGGAGCCTCACGTTCGGAGAGTGCCTCGCTTTGGAAGAGGTTAGGATTGCTGAGCTTTATTCATCAATACAATTATCTTGGTCGCCAAATCTTAGCAAGGAATCGGTACTGTATATGATAACTAACGCCAACCCACCGAGCGGAGCGGCAGCGGGCAGCATAGCAATCACACTCCACCCCACCGCCTATGCCCGTCTGAAAGACGATGCGGACATAATGGCGGCATTGGAGGCAAAAGGGGGAATTGTAACATTAGTATCAGCATAAAATAGTATAGAATTATGATTAAGAAACAGAGCAACGAGATTTTCAGCACGGAAGAGAAGTACGTGCATATCAAGAACACAGACGTTTATTTCAAACGGGGACTTGCTATTGGGCTGTCAGTAGAGCAGTGCGAGGAAGTGGACGAGATACCGCAGACCACAAACACCAAAGCGTATGAGGAAAAGGTGGACAGCCTTATCCGTGGTCGCTACTCGCTCAGCGAGGAACTTGGCATACTGCGACAGAAAGACGTGAAGAAAGCGGAATATGACGCTTATTTCGCCTACTGCGAGCGATGCAAGGCAGAAGCCAAGGAGTGGTTGAAGGAACATCCGAACGGCGATTTGCCGCCATTGCCGCAAGTGGAAGAAGTGACGGACTATCTTTCGGAAACAACTGACGATGTTGTGGGATTTGGGCAATAAAAAAAGGCAGCAAGGGCGAAGCCCCCACCGCCTATTACACAACAAAGATAGAAACAATATTGAAAACCACAAAATGAAGGAAGAAAAAAATGACAGGAACGGCAGTTAATAACAGTCTTCGTATCGGGACTGCAAGTATGGGAGTGTTCATAAGCGAAATCAGCACACTGCTCTGGGATATGCGGTGGCTGATGCTCCTCGCTGGAGTGCTGATTATCGTAGACTTGTGGCTCGGTGTCCACAAGTCTATCTCCAACAACGTTGACATCCGAGCAAGCCGCGCTCTGAGGAGAACGATGATGAAGATAGCCGACTACCTGTGTATCGTGATACTCGGTGCGGTGGTCGGCAAGGCACTCGGAGAACCGCTCGGATGCTCCGCTATCGTAATCGCCGTGGTGCTTATGTCGATTGCGTGCTTGTGCGAGCTTGACTCCATCATAAGCAACTGGGGCGAAATCAAGGGAGTGAAAATAAACGTCTTCAAGATTATTCTCGGCCTTGTTGGCTACAAGCGCAAGGAACTTGGAGAAGCACTAAAGGGAACGATTACAATAACTAAAAAGCGGAAGAAATGAAATATTTTACATTGAACGAACTGACACGGAGCGACACCGCATCACGGATGAAGATAGACAACACACCGACCGCCGAAGCGGTGAAGAACTTGACTGTCCTTGTGGACAAGGTTCTCGACCCTTTGAGGGAGATGTACGGCAAGCCGATATACATCTCCAGTGGCTACCGCTGTCCACGGCTGAACAAGGCGGTGGGAGGTGTCGCTGGCTCACAGCACAAGACAGGACAGGCAGCCGACATCAATCAGCGAAGCCGCGAGGAGAACGCGCATATCTTCAAGCTGATTGAGGAGAACCTTGACTTCGACCAACTGCTGTGGGAGAACGGCGGTCAGTGGGTACACGTGTCTTATCGTGCTGACGGCAAGAACCGAAGACAAGTGAAACGACTATGGAAGAAATGATTTATTAACCAGACAACGGAACGCGCTCTTTGACATACGGAATCACCGAAAAAAAACTACAAAATTTTCTTGAAATTATATCCAATATTTCGATGAAATTATATATCTTCTGATAAATCAGCAACCGAACACTCCGTAATGGAGATGTGCTTAAAAACGCTGGGGCGGTGATTCCGAATGTCGGAGTCGCCGCTCCTTTTGTCATAAACGTTTTTGAGAATGAGAGATGACGAGAAATGCAGATACATCTGCGTGGTGATAGGCTGGGTGCTGATTGCCATCCTTGCGGTGATGTGCCTCGGATGCAAGTCGGTGCAGTATGTACCCGTTGAGACGGTTCGCACCGATACGTGCTACGTGAACAAGATACGCACTGACTCAGTGAACAAGATACGCACTGACTCAGTGTATGTGCGCGACTCGGTGGTCGTGGAGCGCGGCGGTGACACAATCAAGGTGACCTCTTGGCGGTGGCGCGAGCGGTACGTTACGCAGCACGACACCGTCTATCGGAGCAGAACGGACAGCGCCTATCGGGGCAGGACGGACAGCGTTGCCGTGCCTTATCCTGTTGAGCGGAAACTATCTCGGTGGGAAAAGACGAAGCAGGACATCGGCGGCATAGCCATCGGTGCGTTCATCGCCGTTGTGTCGGCGGTCGTGATTTGGTTGGCGGTGAAGAAGATGCGGAAATAAAAAAGCCCCCGACTAAATAAAATATCACCACAACATCCTATTTAACACACGTTCCGTGCGGTGTCGGGAGCCAATTATGCCTGAATCGCACGGACGTTTTGTGTCTTGTTAAAGATAAAGATGTTGTGGTTCGGCAAAGTTAGTAAATTAAATAGGGAAATCAAATGAAAACAATCGAAATCTTTGCCGAGGCAGTGAAATTCGCCTCAGAAGCATCCGACATTCCGAGCGACAGGATATTGTCGGAGAGCCGCGACGCTGACGTTGTGGACGCAAGAATGCTCGTTATACAAACGCTTTACGACATCGGACTATATCCACGGAGAATAGCCGAGATGTTCGGAATGACGCCATCCAATGTGCGCCATCTGCTGACTGCTGACAATAGGAAAGCAACAAACAAAGTCTACGCAAACAACTTGCAAGCACTACGCAAGCACATCGCAAGCATCTTCTTTGATACCGAGTGATTCCGTGCGATATTTGCAGCACTGGCAATATTGCCAGCGTCTTAAAATCAATATTTATGGAATCAAAAACTTATGTTTTCGGCGAGAACGGCAACAACGGAATGATGTCGCTTCTTGCTCCGCTGATGCAGAAGAGCGGTCTCGATCCGAACTTGCTTCTCGCTATGAACCGCAACAACGGCGGCTTTGGCGGCGAGGGAGGTTGGTTCATGTGGGTAATCTTCCTGTTCTTCCTTATGGGTTGGGGAGGCAACGGCTGGGGTTTCGGTCGCAACAACGGCGGAGGCATAGCCAGCGAAATCAACAACGATTACGGGCGCAGCCTTCTGATGGACGCAATCGGCGGAAACCGCAACGCATTGAGCAACCTTGCGACGCAGCTCAATTGCACCGAGGGTCAGATTCAGAGCGCAATCGCCGCTTTGACATCACAAGTGCAGAGTGTAGGCAACCAAGTCGGAATGTCGGGGATGCAGGTAATCAACGCGCTTCAGCAAGGAAATATGCAGATTGCCCAGCAGATAGCCAGCTGCTGCTGCGAGAACCGTCTCGCAACGTGTCAGCAGACGAACACACTGCAAGGCGCAATCAACAACGTTGCTGTGGGACAGGAGCGTGGCTTCTCTTCGGTAGCATACGAAACACAGCGTCAGACGTGCGACATTGAGAAATCCATCAAGGAGGCGACAGACAAGATTGTCGCTGGACAAGCGGCAGCGGAAATGCGCGAAATGCAGAACAAGATTGACATTCTCCGCGAGGAGAACGGAACGTTCAAGTCGTCGGCAATGACATCGCAGATTGTCGGCAGCGCAATCGCTCCTCTCAATGCCGCTCTTGCGAGGTTGCAAAGCGAAGTGGCTGGAATCAAATGCAAATTGCCCGAAACAACGACTATCCCCTACAGCCCTGTAGTGGGTGTTCCGTCGTGCGTGGCTGCGCAGATGGGCTTGTACGGATCGAACGGCACTACCTTTTGGACATAGAAAGGAGGGCGCTATGACTTTCCGAGCATTTACATTCGTCAATAGGCGCGGCTCTGCCGCCATAGCGACAACAGGCGTGAAAGTGAACACCGACAGCGTTGTGTTCACATTCGCCAACCACGCATTCGTCAACGCGTGGTATCGCGGCACTCTGTTCGTCGACTTGGCGCAAGCCGTTCCGACAGGCACGACAGGCACACTGCCCGTCCTCTTCGAGACAAACGGAGTGACGAAAGCCGTCACTAAATTCAATGGCGACGCACTGACTGCCGCCGACATTCCAGGAACTGGGGTGGTGCAGTTGTGGTTCGACCGCCAATCCGACACCTTGCAATTGATGTCGGGAATTGTTTAACAAAAAAAGCA